TTCCCTCCCTCCCCCTTTTTTGTGCTTGCCTTTATTTCTTTTTTTTTGGGGGGGCCGCGTTTTTTTTTTTTTTTTTTTTGCGTTGAACTTATAGCTACCGCAAATAGTAAAGCCTACTCTCAAATGTCTTACAGGGTGCCTTGCAAGGTATGATGTAACCCCAAGGGGGGCCACGCATGAGTTCAGCACACTAATTAGACCAGAAAACAATCCGCTAAAATGAAGATGAAAATAAAACAAAACATCTTCAGCTTCCTTGTTTACCTTCGCTTATTTTCACTTCCTCAAAATCTGAAAGTGAATTTTGACGAGGGACACCAGATTTTTTATTTACAAATTGGAGTCGTTTCAAACGAGTTGCTAATTTGTCTACCTTTTCCTCTAATGATTCAGGATAGGCAGTAAGGGGATCTAACCACTCACAAGACTCTATCATAATTGTTGATGAGAGTTCGCACCCATTAACATCCACTAATGGATTGTTAATGGTAAAGCTCACTGGCCCAGCACTGGGTAGTGTATGCATGCGTCTATACAATACCACTTTCTTGATTTGACCGCCTGAAGTTGACTGCATAGAGTGATCATTTTGCAGTTTATTATCAGTCACGGGTTCGCAATTCACATAACCGCCAATGCTAATAAGAGATGCAATACCTGCTCCCTCTGAAACAATAGTGGCAGTCAACATAAGATGAAAGATCATGCTACCTGGGCAGTTGGCACAACGAAAAGTTGTGACTCCTGCTACGGCATCAAAAGTGGAAGTCCAAGCCATGTTGTTATTGGCATTGGGGAACACCGCAGAAGTGGATGACTCCATTTCATTAACGTCCCAATAGTTGTGGTGTGTATCATCAGTTAAAGCAGTCGTCTCAACGGTATTACCGTAGACTAAACCTTGAGCTAAATCCACACGTGGTTTTATAAGATCAATAGAGTAATGTACCCATAACTCGCCCAATTTAGAATTGGGTGTGCCTTCTATGCACAAGTGAAACAACCCAACATCATACGCATGAGGATCAGCAGATCCTCCAAATGCGTGAGCAGTGCTCAAATCGCCTGTACGCACATAGCGTGCTTTGTAGTCAAGTACTGATCCCATCCGTTTCCCACGCACATCAACACTGTGCGTAGCATTCTGGTATGGCATAAACATAGTTGATCCATCATAGTTTTCAGCTTCTGTCATGCTACCAAAAGGTCCCTTGAGTTCATCGTATTCAGTCACCATAGTGATTCTCCCTAATTCAGGAGTAGCTCCATTAAAAACGGAACTAGTCGATTTAAACTCAAAGCGTAAATTTTTGAAACGGTACATCTCATATGCTCCAGCAATTTGGCTCAACCATGGAAAAATCGTAGCCAAGCCAGGGTTAATAGCATTCTGATATGCACAATAATATGTGTCTGGGTTAATACCTTGTATAACGCTAATGCGTTCAGAACGATTATGAATTGTTGTGATGTGAGGACCTTTAGAATGGGGTCGCTGGTGTGGTCTGCCGGAAAGGGACTTTGGTGGCCTTATAGTCACCGTTTTTGTCGTTTTAGAGGTGGCTCCTCTACGCTTGCGCTTATTGCCCTTCCCGGGCTTAACGGTCGTGACAACTGTTGTTTTTGCGCTACGTTTTGATTTTGCTTTTTTGGCCATGGATTCAAGATCTCTAGCTGAAGGCCGAGGTCGGGGTGATGATAGTAACGTCCGAACAGGTAAGGGTTCAGTTGCACTACTATTTGATCGCTTGGTCCCGGTCCTAGGCTGCCCGTCTTGTTGGCGGAAATACGGTTTTAGGTGAGGTTCAATATATGGACCAACTCTTTTCTCAAACCAGTCTATAGATCCCTTGGGTGGGTTAGACTTGCGTTCGTAATAAAGTTTTGCCCAATTAGGGTCTGGCTTACCAGTGAGTATAGAGTCCAACCAAGCTAATGCCGTAGTTGAAAACCTAAATCGGAGTCGAAGACTAAACTGTCTTCCTCGTCCGGATTAAAAGAACTGCAAAGCAATCTTTTAAAGTGGGAAAGAATTACGCTACCACTTTCAATTTGCTGAGTTTCTTTCCCCGTATAAAGCAACATTAACTCATAATCAGTCTTACGAGAGTTAATGATCTCTTTTAAGCCCACGCCATTAAATTCTTCGGCTTCAAAGAGTGTGGAGTATTTTTGTCTAACCTCCTGAATATATTCCTTTAAAATATCACTCAGGTAGGTGTCTGCCCAGCAATCTAGCCGCAATGCGCAAGCTCTAAGATAATGCCAGCGAGGATCGTTAATTTTACTTCCTCTCCGCAAACTACCAATAATTTTATCGCGATCTGGGATTGGCAACCACAATCGGTATTTCTCACTAAATTTAAATCCATTTGATAGAAAGTGTACTTCACTCAACTTCCGTGGTTCATAAGTATCAGTGGTCATTGTAACTCCGCATGATTGCAGAACAGGAACAATGTTCGTTGGGTTAAACCACTTTACTACCTCATCTGACACGGTGAAAGTGTTATCGTCACCGTAAAGTGCAGCGCTGACATGATTCATCATAAAAGAGTAACCATAGAGATGTTCAGCGTGGATTTCTGCGAGTTTCATCCATGCATATGACAAAAGCATGAATAGGATCAAAGTATTGTCCACTACCGTATTTGGG